GGGTGGCAATACGATCCCTGAACATTGGTTTGGGGGTGGTGGCGATGTAAACCGCGCCGTGGGTGCCGAAATGGGCGAGCCTACGTTCAAGATTTTCACCATGCGCCAGACCACTGTGCGCTACATGCTTGAAACAATGGGCCGCTACGTGTTGCGTCAAAAGAAACTGGCAGAGACTAAGTCTGAGCCAGAGCTGGATGATGAGTACCTGGACTTTGATGTGATATTCCCGGAAATGACCAGCAAGGATATCAGCAAGTATGCAGCGGCCATGCAGCAGGCTGTGATTGGTTGCGCGATGGCTATTGAGAAAGGATTAATGAGCGACTCGACCGCCATTAAAATAATCAGCACCATCGCTGGCCGTCTTGGCGTTGAGTTTGATGCTGAAGCCGAACTCAAAGCGGTGCAGCTGAAGCGTAGCCAGGCTAAAGATAATGAAACCTTTACCACGCCGGAGCTGGATGCCGCTGCATGACCTCTCCAGGTGACAAGAAAAAACGCTTTAATGGCGCTTTAAAAGAGCAGCTGCAGGAGCGCACCAGGATATTCACCAACACCCGGGATGAGGTCATGCGGCTGCTGAATATGGCCGCTGTTGATATCTCTGTGGTATTGGCTGGCCAGCCAACTGATTATCAGCGCTGGTACCTACCGGATTTGCAGTTCGAGATCTCGCGCATACTCCAGGAGTTTGGTGATAACTCTGCGCCTCTAGTCGGCAGCGCTGCCGGTAATGCCTGGCAGAATGGTCTGAATATCCTGGACAAGCCTTTATCAGCTGCTGGTGAGACTCGCTTTGTTAAGGCCCTGCCTTTGCTCAGCACAAATCAATTGATGGCCATGCGGGCGTTTATGACGCAGGAGATCAAAGGGCTGGGTACTGGCGCGGCCAATCTTATTAATACTCAGCTCGGCCTGGTTGTGATCGGAGCTCAATCCCCGGGTGATGCCGTCACCAGTGTGCGTCACATTCTAGACGAGCAATCTCGCTCCAAAGCAACCACCATTGTGCGCACGGAGTTGAACGCTGTTTTTTCAATTGCCGGTAATGAGCGCATGATGCAGGCGTACCATGCCGGTCTACCGATGGGCAAAACATGGTTGCGTAGTGGAAAAATACACCCACGCATTGGCCACAATATGGCACATGGTCAGACCGTGCCGGTAGACCAGCCATTCTCGGTACCATCTAGCACCGGTGGTGCACCGACTAAGATGATGTTTCCACATGATCCTAAAGCCCCGATAAAAGAAAAGATCAATTGCGGGTGTGCCTCGGTGCCTAGTGTAGACTTCACCAAACCAATCACACCCGGCGGATTTGTCTCGAGTATCCGCTCTACTGTTTAAGCCCGCTAAATGCGGGTTTTTTTACGTCAAATATTTTAATCCGTATTAATGTAAGCCGCCCGCAGCAATCCCTAACATAGCCCCTATTACCTCGATAAATAAATTAATCGTTCAATTAACAGGAGTTTGATATGTCTGGTGCAGAAGCCAAAGAATTTACCAAAGCAGACGCGGCAAAAGCGGTAAAACGCGCGGTGCCGGTTTTTGGTGAGGACAAAAAACAGAAACGTGATGGCAAAGGTGAGCTGGTTTTCAAGCCTGTTGCTGTCGAAGAAAAAGAAGTCCTGGACTTCATCAAAAAAGAAGATGGCACTGTCATCGTTGTGACCGTCGACGGCCAGAAGCTGACTGGCGAGGCTTAACAGCTCATGAAAAAAATCCCCAAACAAGGTTTGACTGGTGCAGTACTGCTGCGAGAAGCAGCTGTTACTGAATTCAAAGCCATCATTGACCTGGTGCGTGGTGCGCTCAATAACATGCTGTATCCGGCAGGCACCAATGACTGGGTTCATATCGAGGCTATCTATCCAGACCGCGTCGTCATTGAAAAAGACGGCAAAAACATCCAGTTCCCTTACACCATTGATGCTAACAATACTGTTGCTTTTGGTAATGGTGTCCAGGTGATTGAAGAATACGTGGCGCTCTCGGCAAAAGAAGCTGCAGATGTACAGCAAGGTATGTTTATTGAGGCTGCAGGCGAGGCGGATTCTGGCAAGTGGTTGATCAAAGTGATTCAGGCGGGCTTGAGTCTCAACGGCATTTTTTATCCAGATGCAGTACTGCGTGAGGCCGCGCATTTGTTCAATGGTGCGCGTGTGTTTGTGAAGGGCGATGTTGAACATACCAAAGGCTTAGGCAAAGACTTTCGGCAGCTTGAGGCAGGATTGTCAAACGCCCAGTTTATCGAGGGTGTAAAGCCTGATACCGGCGTCATTCAAGCAGTCATGAGTTTTATTGTGCCTGGTAACGATATTGCCATCAAAGTGCGTGAAGCATATGCGCGGGATATGGCAAGCCTGTTCGGCTTCAGTATTGATGCCGATGGCACAGCAAAAAACAAAACCAAAGGTGGCAAGAAATTTAAAGAAGCCACTTCTATCACCAAAGTCAGCAGTGTGGATTTGATTGTCGAGCCGGGTGCCGGTGGTCAGTTGATCCGCATGGTCGAATCAACTAACCCCAACAAGGAGACAGATATGTGGAAGCAGCGCATGCTCGAGGCTGTAATGAGAGTAAACCCTGGCAGATTTGCCGGAAAGAGTGTCGATGATATTGATGACACGGAATTAGAGTCTGCATTCCGTGAAGCATTCCCGAACGGCTCAGGCAATAACCAGGCTGGCAATACTGGCCTGACACAAGAGCAGGTAAATGAACAGATTCGAATGGTTGAATGCCGCGCCAATATGCGTACTGAGATTGCTACAAGCACCTTACCGCAGGTTGCAAAAGACAAGTTGCTGGCTGAATTTAGCAAGCGTGAGCGTTTTGTTGAAGCTGATGTGACCACAGCGATTACAGGCGAGCGTGAATACCTGGCTAAATTTGCCGAGGCTGGCAAAGTAAATCTGGATTTTGGTGCCAGTGCTCAGGTTGAAGACCGCAGTGTGAAGATTGCAGATATGCTGGCCGCATTTTTTGACCCTTCTCATAAAGATCATCGTAATGTTCACTCGTTCAAAGAGTGCTATATCGAGATTACTGGTGATAAGGATATTACAGGTCTCATGCGGAATGTTGATCGCACAAAATTGCGTGAATCAGCCGGTGTTAGTTTCCGCGAATCAATTGACACTTCAACATTCTCTGAAGTCTTGGGTGATTCAATTACTCGTCGCATGCAAGAAATGTATACCGGCATGACTGACCTGCAAGGGTGGCGCGGTGTTTGTACAGTCGGCAGAGCCAATGATTTTAGGATTCAGCACTCAACCCGTGTGGGTGGTTATGGGAATTTACAAGTTGTAGGTCAAGGTGACCCATATCCAGAACTGCAAACACCAGGCGATGATGAATCGACATGGTCAGTCGCAAAGCGTGGTGGCACCGAGCGCATTACGCTCGAGGCTGTAAAAAATGATGATGTGCGACTGATCACTAAAATCCCAGGTGAACTCGCTTTATCAGCCGCGAATACATTGTACGAGTTTACATTTGACTTTTTCCGCCTCAACCCGATTAGCTGGGATGGCGTTGCGCTATATCACGCCAGTCACGGCAACCTCTTTACCGCTGCGTTGAGTTCTGCTGAGTACAAGGCTCACCGCCTGGCAATGCAGAAGCAAGTTCGTTCTGGTAGCGGCAAGCGCCTGGGCAATACACCTGCGATGTTGCTGGTGCCTTTTGATCAGCAAGATACGGCTTATGACTTGTTTGTGCGTGGTAACAACAATGATAAGACCTTCATCCAGAGCCTGAACCCAGCCATTATCACTGTGAACTACTGGGCCGATGGCACTGACTGGGTGACCTTGGCTGATCCTAAACGCTTTGGTGTGCTGGAAATCGATTTTCTGGATGGCCGTGAAGAGCCTGATTTGTTTGTCCAGGATAGCCCGACTGTGGGCAGTATGTTCAGCAATGACCAGATCACTTACAAAATCCGTCATATCTACGGTGGCAACTGGTTGGTGGATGCGGAAAAAGGCACGACCAAGGCAGTGGTGGCAGGCTAATCAATACGATCCCCGGGCAACTGGGGAGGTACTTCGTTTTTACAGCGCATATTTTCAAAGGAGAAAACACTCATGCGTAAATTGAAACATTCCTTATTGGCCCTGGGCGTGCTGGCGTTATCAGCAATCGCCTGGGTGCCCGCTGCGGTCGCTGACACGCAAAACTATGGCTTGAGTATCCAGCAGCAGATTATCCCTTTTCATATTAGTGGCCAGTACACAGCAACCACAGCAGCTGTGGTTCGCTTCAAGCTGCCATACGCAGCGAAGCTGGTTGGTGTTTCCGCAACGGCCCGGGCGTCTGGTGGCACTACTCCCACGCTGACGGTTGATGTGAAGGAAGGCGGTACCACTGTGCTATCGGCACCGGTTGCAATTACTGCTGGCACCGTGAGTGAGGGCACGGTTAGCGATAGCTTGCTGGCGGATGAGTCGACTATTACTGCTGATCTGACCATTGGGGGGACGTCGCCCACATGGAATGACATCGTTTTATTGCTCACGGTAGTCCGGCGTTAACCATAGAAATCACAACTGTTTATTTATCAAATATCCCTCCCCCGGGAGGGATATTGAGTAAATCAAGAGAGAGACATGCCCATAATCGACTTTCAATCTATCGTTGAAGACCTGGTGCGCGATGACGCGAACCAGATAACCAACGTGCAGCGCGACACTGCCATTGTGAGTGCGATTGAGCGCTACAGCAAAGACAAGCCGCGCACCAAGGTAGAAGATATTGCCGCCCCGGGTGGCAGCTTGTTGCCTTTACCTGTTGGCTGGCAAGCTGACTTTTCCAGCCTGGCCACGATTGAATATCCGGTTGGCCAGGTGCCACCTAATCTGATTCCAAATAACTACTGGAATATGTATCAAAGCCCTGTCGGCCTGACCATACAGCTTTATGAGGCTTTGCAAAGCAATGTGCAATGTCGCCTAACATTTAGCATCAAGCATGTGCTGGATGATAACCAGGACACGATTCCACTGGGTGATCGGGAGCCTGTTTGCTGTTTGGCCGCTGCGAGCTTATGTGACCAACTGGCCGCGTTTTATTCTGGTTCTGGTGACAGTACGATCAAGGCCGATAGCGTCGAGCATCAAAGCGCCTCAAAAGAATACGCTGCGCGTGCAGCTGCTTTGCGCAAGCGTTATCTCAATGAACTCGGCATCGATGACAAGAAGAATGTAGCTGCTGCTGCAGTCGTGAGTTTTGACCGTGGTAACTCCCTGGGTGATCAGCGTTTGACGCATGGCCGCGACTACAAAGCACAACGGAGACGCCGCTAATGGAAACCGTTGTGACTCTGCCATATGAGCGCCTCGCTCAAGCATTCTTGATGGCCCCGGACTTCACCAGGCGCGAACTGAATGCATGGATGACGTATATCGGTTTTCACATGCAGCGTGAAGTCCAGGTGCGCACACCAAAACGTGATGGCACTTTGCAAAATAGTATTCAGCCGGTTGTGAAACCTGTTGGCCGCTTTGGTGTGGAAGCCATCGTTGGCACGCCGCTCAACTATGCGGTACCAGTGGAGGAAGACGTCAAGCCTCATGACATTGTTGCAAAGAACGGAAAGGCCTTGCATTTCATGATGCGCGGTATCCCAATCATGGTGAAGAAGGTGCGCCACCCTGGATCAAAAGGTGCCTTCATGTTTAAGAAAGCCTTTGAAGCCAATGCCGCACAAATCGAACAAGACTTTGTTGCATTTACAGATCACCTGTTTGCCAAGATTACTGCGGGGGTGAGATGACTTCTGCAGCCGAAATGCGCACGGCCATCATGGACACGCTCGCTTCGCTAGAGATTGGCCAGAAGCATGCTTATGAGCGATTCACCCAAAAAGGCAATGCGCTTAAAGAGTTGTACCAGGCAGATGATGGCCAGCTGAATGGCTGGAATCTGCGCAGGGCTAGTTTCCTGAAGACGGAAATTTCTACGCCATTGTTTCGCGTGCGGACTACCTGGAAGTTAACCGGTTATTACGCATTGAACGATGATGACAAAAGCGAGCTGGTGTTTGACGCTCAAATTGACCTGGTCGACAAAGCGCTTTCTCAGGATATGACTTTTGGTGTTGGTGACCGGTTTGATAACTACCAGCTGCAGATGGACCAAGAACCGGTGATGTTTGCTGGCGTGTTGTGTCACCAGGCTGTATTCACTTTTGATACTGCGCATGAGCAGATGGACTCGGAAAGCTCAGCACTCAATGACTTCATTACCTTTCATGCTCAATACGATATCCCGCCGCATGTGACTGCTGCGCAACATCAGAAATGGCTGAGGGAGCCGCCGGACCATTCGGCATCGATGCCAGAGTTAACCCAGACGATTAATTTACTAGGAAATCAATCATGACTACCGACACCGACAAACCAGTTGAAAAACCTGTCTTGCATCAACCGGCTGTACTGAAACCAAAAGAGGGAAAGCCGCCAGTTCGTAAAGAGGATGGTAAATATTTACCTGAAGGTGGTGACACCGTGATTTTCACAGCCTATTGGGCACGCCGTCTTGATGATGGTGACGTCGAGTTCGTGACAGGCAAAGCCAAGAAATAACCGGCTAATCAAAATTTTAAGGAGCTTTTTAAATGGCTGACAATTTAACCTTTATGACTATTCCAGTTGACTGGCGTGTTCCTGGTGCAAATATCGAGATCGACCCAAGCCGGGCCGTCCGTGGTTTGCTGCCACTCAACTCCCACAAGATGCTGGTGATCGGCCAACGTTTGAACACAGGCATTATTCCGGCAGGTCAATCTGTTCGTGTTTCCCGTGTAGAAGATGGCGTCAATTACTTTGGCCGTGGCTCTATGCTGGCTCAGCAAATCGACGCTGTACTGGCCGTTAACCCTTACACAGAATTTCATGCGATCGCACTGGATGATAATGCCGCGGGTACAGCTGCTGCTGGTACTTTCACCTTCACAGGTAGCCCGACAGAATCCGGGACCCTGAATGCGAAAATCGGTGGCCGTGATATTAAGGTCGGTATTACTGCATCGCAAACCGTGGCGCAGATTGCTACCAATACGGCTGCAGCCATCAATGCAGACTTGGATGGTGCGGTCACGGCTGCAGCTGCAGCCGGTGTGGTCACTGTTACCTCACGCCACAAGGGCTTAGAGGGTAACGACATTGATTTGCGACTCAACTACAACCAGGGTGAAGTGACGCCTAAAGGTTTGACTGTTGTCATCGCGGCAATGACAGGCGGTACCGCAAACCCTGATGTAACAGCCGCCATTACAGCGATGGGTTCATTGCCTGCTTACAGTATTTTGTCTGGCTGGACCGATGCGGCAAACGTTGCACTTCTGGAGGCAGAACTGACCGCTCGTTGGGGCGGCATGCAAATGCGCCAAGGACACGTATTTGGGTTTAAAGCAGGCTCATTCAGTACATTAACTGCTTATGGTAGTGCACGTAATAGCCCGCACTCTTCATTCCTTGGCCTGAACAAATCACCAACATTACCCTGGGTGATTTCTGCTCAATGGGGTGCAGCTATTGAGTTCAGTGGTGCGAATGATCCTGCATTGCCATTCAGAAGCATTTACCTGCCGGATGTTTTGGCACCTGATGAGAAGCTGCGCTTTATTACATCTGAGCGAAACTTGCTTTTGCATGATGGCATCAGCACTGTCACCTTTGACCAGGGCGGTAACTGCTACATCGAGCAGGTGATTACCACATACCAGACCAATTCATTTGGCATGGAGGATGTTGCACTCCTGAAGCTGAACTCCAAGTGGACAGCAGACTACATGGGATTTGCATTTAAGGCTGACATCCTGGCTACCTTCCCGAGACACAAACTGGCAGAAGATGATGTGCTGGACTTTGTTGATCCTGGTCAGGCAATCGCTACTCCTAAACGGATTCGCCAATGCCTGATTGGCACGGCGATCAAGTTGGCACGTGCTGGGTTATTGGAAGACTTGGACGGCTTTATCAGAGATGTGCGTGTTGTGATCTCAGATGTTGATAAAAACCGTGTCAATTGCATTTTGCCGCCGAACCTGGTCAACCAGTTCGATGTGTTTGCAGCTGCAGTTCAGTTCGTTTTATAAGGAGATAGATAATGCCAACAGTACATGGGCGTGCATACATCAACGTTGATGGCACACGTTACAACACACAAGCTGGCGCAACCCTGAAGCTATCCGGGGATGCACTCACCCCTGTGGTGGGTGATTCCGGGTTAGCCGGTTCGCAAGCTGAATACCAGGCGGGTGAAGTGACCTGCACTATTATTGCCACAGCGGATATCAGCACCGAAGCGCTCAAAGGACAAACAGATGTATCAATTACCTTTGAGAGCGATAACGGCAAGAGCTGGATCGCAAGCAATGCATTCCGTGGGCCATTACCGCAGTTAGCCAAAGAAGGCTATGCAATGACCTATTACGGTGACTTTAAAGAGGCATAATCATGGATAAACGCGATCCTTTAGCCCCTCATAAATTTGCCAAGCCAATCATCCTCGCGGAAGTTACTTACACGCACTTCAAACTTCGCGACCCAACCATTGATGACATGTTCACCGCCGAGCTGGAGGCGGCGCGCACTGGTGGAGGTACGCACACACCATTGCAATTCAATGGGCACATGATGGTTCTCCAGATGGATGAAGTCAGTAATGAAAAAGGTGACTCATTCAAAGGCCCGTTCACTATGAGCATGCTGAAGAAATGGGGCCCACGTAATTATGGCGCCATTCGTGAAGTGCAGCTGGAGATTGATAAGTTGGGGGAAGCCGACTCGAGCGAACAAAGCCAAGACTAGCTGGGGTTTTGTTAATCGCTCTAAAGACAGGCTGGTCCAGAGAATCCATCCTGTCTTTATCACTTCATGAGTTTAATTACTACCTTGAAAAAATCACTGAAATACTCACTGGACCTGAAAAATAAATGAATCGTGAAATGACATTAATGATGCGTCTGCAGGCTGATGCCAGCCGCATGATCAATGCTTTCATGTCCGGTGAGCGTGGCGTTAAGCGTTTGGTTAATACCGCCAAAAGCGAATTTACAGCCTTCAAAACCAGCATTAACTCTTTAGAAGGCCGCTTAGCTAGCCTGGGTGTCACCGTGGGTATCGTTGCGACCGACATCCAGTCAGCCAGAATGGACAAGAGTCTCACTCAAATTGGTCAGACTGCTGATATGTCCCGGGAGGAAATTGCCGGGCTACGCAGGGAGTTGTTTGAAATGTCTAAAGAGACTGGCCAGAACGTTGACGAGCTGAAAGATGGTTTCAATAATGCTGTACAGGCTGGTTTGAAACTCAATGAAGCCAAGAACGTTATCGATGCCACTAACAAGGCAATGGCTGTCACCGGGGCACAGGCGAATATTCTTACTGATAGTTTGACCGTCGCCGGTACAGCCTACAATTTCGACCTCACAAAACCAAAACTTGCCCTTGGTCTCCTGGACAAAATGACTGTGGCCGGGCGCTTAGGTAATGCCGAACTGGAGAATCTGTCCAGCATATTTTCACGTGTGGGCCCCAATGCCGCCAGTGCCGGTATGGGCTTTGAACAGACCCTTGGTTTTATTGAGGGGTTATCCAAGATCGAACGACAGCCAGAACGCCTGGCCACGTTGGCCGACTCTACCCTGCGCCTGTTTAACAACCTTGAGTATATGAAAAATGCTCAAAAGGCCACTGGCGTTAAGTTCTTTAATGCAGATGGCAGCCGCCGTGATGCTTTCAAAGTGGTTGAGGATATCAAAAAGAAATACGACACCCTCAATACTGAAAAAGAACAGGCGGTTTATATCCAGAAAGCATTTGGTAAAGCTGACCTGGATACTATTAAGGGCATGCGCGTGCTGTTGAACGGCGACATGCTGAAAACCATCAGGGAGTTTTCTGGCGAGATAGCGACAGCCGGTGGCACCATTGAACGAGATCTTCCTGCCGCAATCAGTAATGCGGTCGACCAATCTGGTCGGCTTAAATCAACATTGAGAGAGGCTGCAGACGGCTTTGCCCAGCCGATCAATGACAGCATTCAAAGAGCCATTAAATACACCCTGGACAGCAAAGAAAAAGGCGGTATGGGAATGGATGGCAACGATTTGCTGCTGGCCGGAGGCGGCGCTGCGCTTAGTGGCATTCTGCTGAAACGCTATGGCCCCAAAATGTTGCAGAAGCTTGGTGGCGGAATTGCTGGGCTTGGCGCGGGAGTTGCCACTGGCAAAGCCTTAGAGAATGCTGCTGGCGTCATGCCTGTGTATGTTGTGAATATGCCTGCTACTTTAGGGGGTGAATCCTCATTGCCTGGTATGCCTATAAAAGACCAGGCAGCACTACTAAAGAAAAAGCCTGACGCTCTGAAAAATAGCTGGATGACAGCGGCCATGATGAAGAATTTAGGGTTGGCGGTAGCGCCTTTTGCTGCAATGTATGGTGCTACTGAGTGGGCTGGCGACACCAGCAATGATGTTGGCCGTGTGCAGGGCTTGCAGGATTTCAGCAGCATCCTGAACAAGATTTTCAGCTACGACCCAGACGCAAAACAAAAGGCCTGGCGTGAAAAGCAGGATCGTGAGTTGAACGGTACCCTGGATGTTCACTTGCATGATGATCGAGCGCCAACCGTACAATTCACGTCAAATCAACCAGGCCTCAAGGTCAGCGTTGATAATGGCCAACACATGTCTGGTGGTTAATTATGGCTGAGTATAAAGGTAGTTTTCGCGGGGTTGAGTTTCATACAATACAGTCACAAGGTCAGATGGGCCGACGTTCTGTTATTGATCAATACGCTGATAAGGATGAGGCCAGTAGTGAAGATTTGGGCGGTGAAGCGCATGTCTTCACATTATCCATATTCGTTGTTGGCAACGATTGGGTTGCAAAGCGGGAGGCTTTAGAAGCCGCTTTTAATAAAAAGGGGCCAGGCGAACTGGTGCACCCTTGGCGCGGCACTATGAATGTCCAGGTAGGCACTTGCCAGCCTTCTGAGAACATTAGCGAAAAAGCCAAACAAAGCTGGACTGTTACTTTTACCCGGGTGGGCACTCAATCGCAGCCAACGGTTAGAGCTGATACTGTGGCCGTGGTTGACGCAGCTTCAGATAAAGCCCTGGCAGCCATACAGGATGACTTTAGCGAGGAGTTCAGTGTTGAGGATACGCCTGATTTTGTTGAGCAAGATGCAGTAAGCCAGGTCAATGGAGCGCTGGACAGTGTCATCGCTGCATCAAAAAGCATGCTGCCTGATATGTCCATTCTGCCTGCGTTCACCTCCAGTGCGGGCAAAATAGTTTCTAAGATCACAACATTGTTGCGTACCCCAACTAGCCTGGCCAGTTCAATTAGTGGCCAGATTGCTGCGATCATTGGTCTGAGTAACTCCCCATTGTCAGCATTCAATGCCCTGAAGCGATTATTCGGTGTGAGGTCGACTGCAAGTACCAGGACAACACCGAGCCGTATTCGGCAGACAAACAATGCGGTCGCAGTTAGCAACTTGGTCAGGCAAACGGCGATTGTAGAGGCCGCACGTGCCACAGCAAGTATTGAATTTGAAAGCCAGGATCAGGCCGTGGCCATCCGTGACGTTGTGATCGATGCGATTAACACCGAGCAGCTGACCGCCAACGATAACGTATTTGTTGCTTTATCCGACCTGCGTGCTGCGGTTGTAAAAGACATTAATACCCGTGCCGTGGATCTGCGCAAATTGGTGAATTACACACCCAAGCAAACGATGCCGGCAGTCGTCTTGGCGTATCGTTTATATGGTGATGCCACGCGCGATGAAGAGATCGTTACCAGGAACAAAATTGCACACCCGGGGTTTCTGCCTGGTGGCCGTGCATTGGAGGTTTTAACAGATGACTAATGAAATAAAACGCCCACCGCCACCAGCTCCGTTTCCGCCGCCGCCAAGCCGGATGTGTAAGCACGTATGGGGAGTCTTGGTTGAGACCGAAGAAAGTAAAAAGTTGAGACGCGATTATGAAATGCTAAGACAGGACTTTATTAAGAAATGATTGAGCTCAAGGTGAATGGCAATATTTACGGCGGCTGGAAAAGCTGCCGTATTCCTTTTGGCATCGAGCAGATCGCTGGCAGCTTTGATATCGGCTTGAAGGATCGCTGGGTTGGCCAGGATAACCCTTACCCGATTCTGGTAGGTTCTGAATGCCAGGTGTTGATCGATAACGAGATAGTGGTCACCGGTTATGTGGATGACAACCTGCCAAGCTTTGACGCCAAAAATCATGAGATACACATCAATGGCCGTGATCGCACCGGTGATCTGGTGGACTGCTCTGCTATTTATAAATCTGGCCAGTGGCTTAATTGCTCACTGGATCAAATCGTGCGTGACCTATGCAAGCCATTCGGCATTACAGTGATTGTCGATGCTCCGGTCGGAGATAAATTTGCAAGCTATAGCATCCAGGAAGGTGAAGCCGCTTTTGAATGTATTGACCGGGCATGCCGGATGCGGGCGGTACTGCCGGTATCTAACGGTCGAGGCGGTCTGATACTCACCAGGGCAAAGAATACAGCTCCGATCGCTGAGTTGATTCAGGGGCAAAACATCCTGAAGGCGGCTGGTGAATACAGCATGAAAGAGCGCTTCAGCGAATACATCATCAAAGGGCAGGATCGTGCCGGTGATGACTTTGACTCCCCCGAAAATCATGCGCAAGTGATGGCCAGGGCCACTGATTCATTTGTGAAGCGCTATCGCCCTTTAATTGTCTTGGCTGAAGACAAAGGGCCGCATGCAACGTACAGGCAACGTGCTGAGTGGGAACGCAATGTTAGGCGTGGCCGTAGCGCACGCGCAACAATCACAGTGCGTGGCTGGCGTAATGTCACTGGCGCTTTATGGCGTGCTAATACGATGGTTTATTTGTATTCCCCCTATTTGGGTGCTGACGCAGACTTGTTGATTGCCGGAGGCTCTTACATTAGCAGCGAGACTGAAGGCAAACTGACTGAGTTAACATTGGTTGGCCGTGAAGCGCTGGATCTGCTGGTGGGTGTTAAAACGACGCGTTTGGAGAGTGCCATTAGCGGCAAAAAGGGGGCGGCTGCAGGAGCTAGTGTCGCTCCTAAAGGTAAGAAATCAGATGACTGGAGCATGCTGTAGTGGATATTGTCAGAATCATAAATAAAGTGACCGATCCTTTGCGTCGACGTGTCCGTTTGATGGTCTCCAGGGCAATATTAAACATCATCAATGATGCTGGTGGCATTCAAGTGGTGCAGGTAAAGCTTCTGGCCAACGAAACGCGCGATGGCGTCGAGCGCATTCAAAATTATGGCCATACCTCGGTGCCATTACCTGGTGCTGAAGGCGTCATGGTCTGTGTCAGTGGGAATCGTGATCACGGCATTGTGATTGCAATGGATGATGGCCGTCATCGCTTGAAAGGGTTGCAGCCTGGTGAGGTGGCCATGTATTCGCACCTGGATAAAGAGCCGCACCGGCACCATATCATCCTGGATAAAGATGGTGGCATGTCAATCATGGCCAAGAACGTGACGGTTAAAGCAGAGGAAACCGCACGCATTGAAGGTGAAATCGTGGAAGTGCATGCCAGGACACGATATAAGTTTGATGTTGATGGCCACGGCCAGAGCTGGGATAACAAAGGCGTGGAAACGTGGCAGGATAACGATGAAGCCAGGCCGCACCACCCTCATGCCCCGCCTGAAATACCATAATTACACCCGATGTGAAGCCGCAATTCAGCGGCTTTTATTTTTTAATCCGTTTTAATGTAGCGCACCAGGTCAAATCCATATCATGCCTACATGGCAGATATTCGGACAGTCTTTATCGATATGGAGCATGGCGCAGACTATGCTCTGGCTGGCCTTGGCCTGGAGGATGATACTAGCCTGGATACGGCTGTCATCATGAGTATTTTCACAAACCGTCGCGCTTCAGACGACGATGTGCTGCCGCCCGGGAGTGACGATAAGCAAGGCTCCTGGATGGATAGTTTCGCTGACGTAGAAGGCGACAAGATTGGTAGCCGGTTGTGGCTGCTTGCACGTGCAAAACTTACTGCAGATACAGTCGCCAAAGTTAAGTTCTATCTCGATGAATGCTTGGCGTGGCTGGTCACAGATGGCATTGCAAAAGCGGTAAATGTTACCGCTGAAATTGCCCGCTATCACCCCTTGGGCATCATTGCCAGCATCATTGAAATTCAACGGCCAGATGGCACAACAACACGCTACCAGTTTGCCAACCTATGGAGGCAAGAATAATGGCCTGGGAAAGACCAACACTTG